ATCGTCGAGCCACACGCCGCGTCCGCGCACCCTGTCCGGGTCATAGACGCCATTGGCGTAGCATGCGCGGATGATCTCGTTGGCGACCTGGCGGGCGTTGAAGCTTTCGGATCGGGCGACAAAGTTGGTCTCGAACCAGTTTACGTCTGCCAGCTTCAGCAGCATGCCGTGGCTGGACAGATCCTTGGCGGTCATCGAGAGAACCTGGCGGCCCTCTTTCGTGTAGAGGAAGAAGTGATCGCGGTCGTAGCCGAGGCAGTAGAATGGCCACTCATTCTCCGGCGGGGCCGGCCCGGGCGCTGGTCGCGACGCGGGCTGGAGCTGCTGCTTGGCTTCCTCGAACAGCCGGCTGAAATCGTCAGGCATGCGTCACCGTTGGGATTGCCCGCATGCCGATGATTCGCGCGATGCGGTATGCTGCCTGGCCGAATCTGCAATCCCACCGGAGCATGCCGAGAGTGCTGATGTCGTCGCCGCGCTGAGCGCCGCTGGCGGTGCGCCACGGCCCGGGCGGATGGGCCTCGATCAGGAAAAGTGTGTCTGCGTCGGAGACAAAATGCACATCCGCATCGCGACGCGAGCGATTGTTCTGGCCGATCATCGGGCGGTGCGGCGATGCGCTGCTGCTGGCGGCATAATCGGGCGGCCAGCATTCGATGAGGCCGCGCGGTGCCGCGTAGTGGTGGCGGGCGAATTTCATGTCAGCCAGCACGCGGGCGAAATTGGCGTCGTCGTGGAACGCCTCGAACGCGACGGCTGACCAGTCGGGCTTGGGGCCCGTGGTCGGCGCGCGGCGGGGGGCGGTGGCTGTCGCGGTCATGGATGCGATGCCGGTCATACAAGCACCGGCTGCGGCAGGCCGAGGGCGATGCGCGCCTGCTCGGGGCTTCGTGCCACGCCTGCGATACCGCCGGCGGCCTCGATCGCGGCGATGAACCGGCGCTGGTCATCGGTGACGGGGTGGTGGCCGCCGGGCACCTTGATTTCCAGGGCTGCGAAAATGGCGACTTTCTGGCCTACCATGTCGGGCGTGATGGTGACGCTGCGAAAACCGATCAGGTCGGATGATCCAGGCAGTAGGCCGAAGGCAACGCGCCGCGGCGCGGCAAGGGTGACGGTGCTCTTGGTCTCCGCGACGAGCTTGCCCATCCAGCCGTTACCGACCGGGTTGTTGAACAGGCGCAGGCCGGGCTCGCGGCCGAGGGCGAGACGGATATCAGCCTTGGTGGCGGCTTCGCTCATTCCCCTGCCCCCACCAGCACCAGGGCTTGGCTTGGCCGGGTGGCCGCGACGTAGAGCATCTGCTGCGCCTCCAGGAGATTGGAATCCACTCGGCGGCGGATATCGGGCAGGTCAACGAAGGCGTTCTTGAAGGTGCTTCCCTGCGAATTATGGACAGTCATGGAATAGATCGATTGAAGACGCGCCATTGATGACTTGAACTGGTGCATCTGCTTCCAGCGAAAGCGCGCCTCGCTGGCTTCGTCCTTGATGCGGTCGATTACATTGTTGTAGGCGCGGTCGTCGGCCGGCATGTGCACCGGGATTTCTGTGCCATCGTCTTTGCGCAGCATGACGCGCCAGGAAGGCAATTCGGCGATCCATTCATCGCCTCCCTCGCACGCATCAATTACGTAGCGGAACTGGTCCCGGTCGATACGGACGACGCGGGCTTCCTCATTGGTTGTGAACACGGTCACGCCATCCTTGATGATAGGCGCGCGGATCAGCGCGCATTCGTCTGGCATGAAGGGCGTCGGCAGGTTGTCGCCGTAGCGCCAGCGTCGGACCTTGGCGTTGACCTCGCTGACGCGGGCGTTGGTCCATGCGAGGTAGCGAAAGCTGTCGGGGTCCCGGTCGAACTCTGGCGAGGTGAATCCCTTCTTCATCCATCCGTCGGCATTGGCCGGCAGGAACACGCCCAGCGGCGCCGCCTTGGCCGACGCCACCCAGGACCAATCGGCCGGACCGCCCTGCGATTCCCGGATGACCTGAGCGGCGGCGAGGATCGGGTTGCCGGCGCCCTGGCGCACGATGGTATGGAGGTGGCTGCGGGATTTCGTCTCGAACGCGCCGGAGGCTTTCTCGCCGACAGGCGGAAGCTGCGCCGGGTCGCCCACCAGCACCGTGAACGCCATGGGTAGGTGGCGCTTGATGTGCTTCAGCAGATCGGCGCTGAGCATGCTGCACTCGTCCACCACCACCCATTGCGCGGTGACGGGTTCGGCGTGGCGCCCGCGCTCGAATACCAGTCGATCGCCATGGGCCTCGGCCTTGAGGGACAGAAGGCTGTGGATGGTGACGCAAGGGACGTTCTCGATGCCGGCATGGCGCAGCTTGGCGGCGAGGACCGAGACCGCCTTATGGGTCGGCGCAGACAGAACGATGGTCTTGTGGCGCTTCTGCACCTCGCGCGCGAGAGCCTGCATCAAGGTGGTCTTGCCGCTGCCTGCGTAGCCTGTCAGGAGGTGGCGGCTGCCGCGGTCATAGGCGGCCAGGATTTCCGCCAGCGCCTTGGTCTGGTCGGCGTTGAGGGTGATGCTCATGGCATCTCGCGCCCGCTGACGCATGACCACTTTGCGTATTCACGCTCTAGCAGGCCGATGGCGTCCTTCAGGGCATCCATTACCGCCACAGGGCACATGCCATCAAACACGCGTGGATGCAGGCAAACCTCACCCTCGCCATCGTCCCAATCCCACGCGACCACTGCGATAACTTCGCCGCGATCGAATTGCGCGACCCGCGCAGCCGCGTCGCCAAACTCAGACGCCGCGAGCTTCCAATCGCGCGGCCCTGGGCAGTATGGCGGATAATCTTCGTCGCAATCGTCGCCGCTCATGCGGCCGCTCCTCTGCGGCCATGGCGCGCGGCGAGGATGTGGCGCGACCAGCCGGACTTATACCCGCGCGCCAGGGCGATGGCCGGCAGGTCTTCGTCGCGCGCATTGCGCAGCACGTCGCGCAGCGGCCGGCTTGCCCATGGTGACGCCACCACCTCCGCAAGCTCCCCGTCCACCTGCTCGGGCCCCGCGCGATCCACCGCATCAGCCGCGGTTGCGTAGGAGTGTCCGCACTCGGGACACACGCTGGCGGGCCTGTGGACCGCGTAGCAAGTCGGGCACTGCCGGGCTGCGTCGGCTGGATCGCGCTTGGGCCGCCCCGCCAGTGACCATTCGCGCGGCTGCTCGATCATGCCGTGCGTGAGGCTGTTGCCCGCGTGGTCAAGCACGATCAGATGCGTCTTGCCCGCCGCGGGCCGCAATCCCCGGCCTACCTGTTGCAGATAGAGACCGAGGGACTTGCTGGGCCGCATGAGGATGACGCAACCCACCGCCGGCACGTCCAGGCCCTCGCTCACGATGTCGCATGAGCACAGCACTTGCACGGCGCCGGTGGCCAGGCCCGCGATGGCGGCGTCCCGCTCGGCTGGATTGGTTTTGCCTGACGCTGCCACGGCTCGCCAGCCAGCATCCCGGAACGCCGCCGCCATCGTCTCGGCGTGGGCAACGGATGGCGAGAACAGGATCGCCGGCATACTTGCCGCGTGCTTGACGTAATGCGCGATTGCGTCCCCGACGATTTTCGGCCGCTGCATGGCCTCGCCGAGATCGGCCTGCGCGTAGTCCCCGGCGACCGTGCGAATGCCGGCCAGGTCCGGCGCATCGGCTGGAGCAAAGACGCGCGTGGGCGAAAGAAACCCGCCATCGATCAGATCCCGGACGGCCGGACCCATCACCAGGCTATCGAAACAGCCGCCCGCCTGAATGCCAAGCCCGCGCCCGTCGAGGCGTTCTGGCGTCGCTGTCACACCCAGGATGCGCGCAGCAGGGAATGCCGCCACCACGGCAGCCCATTGGCCTGCCACGGCATGGTGCGCCTCGTCGATCACAATCAGATCGGGCGGCGTAACGCGATCTATACGACGACCGAGCGTCTGGATGCTGGCGACCTGCACCAGATCCCGCGACGGGGTGAAGCCTGGCGCGATTATGCCGTGCGCGATGCCTGTTTCGCGCAGCTTGCTGGACGCCTGCCGGATCAATTCGCGGCGGTGCGCCAAAATCAGCACGCGCTTGCCGCGCGCTGCCGTCTGCCCTGCGATAAAGCCGAAAATCACCGTTTTGCCGGCGCCGGTCGGCGCGACCATCAGGGGCGCCCGCGATCCGCTGCGGAACGCTTGGCGCACGCCTTCGACGGCGCGCTCCTGATAGTCCCGTAGGGTAATGGCGGGCGCATGGCTCATGCGGCGGCGCCTTCCATGGCTGAGAGCTGCGCCTGAACCGCCTCATCCACCTTCAGCGCCAGTTCGGGGCGCTTCTCGGTCAACCACGCGCGCTGCTTCACCACCGTCTCGTCGCCGGTGATCTCCTTCAGCGCGTCCGTGTCGTGGGCGGACTGCACTCGATCGACCAAGGCCGTCGCGACCTGCGTGGCGCGGTCGAAGCCGGCCTGCGCTGGGGCGGTCGCCTCGGCCGCCAGCACCTTGACCGTGTAGGGGGTCCGCTTGGCTTTGCTTGCGGTGAGAGCCATCACCATATCCCGCTGGATATGGCTCATGTGGCTGATCCGCACGCCGCCAACTTCCATGCCGCCAAAGACCACCTTGGGGTCGCGGTAGATCGTCATGGACCGGCCGACGTATTGCGATGCGTCGGCGCCCCACGCGGCGATCATCACTCGCCGCATGCTCTTGCATGGCTTGTAGGGCTTGCCGCCGTCGCCATCGAAGAACACGCCGACCGGCTGATCTGGGTTTCCGGTCCCGGATACGCTGGTGATCGTGATCTTGCGTGGCCCTGCGATCAGGTCGTCGCTGTTGAGTTGGTCGCTTCTCGGGGCGACGGTTGCGGACATATCCATCTACAAAAACATCTCCTGCTCTACGCGCCGTTCGGTGCGGATCAGCCGCGCGCTGGATGCCAGCCGCTCGATATAGGCGGCCGCCTTGGCCACAAGGCGATCCTCGAACCCAGTCGCCGCGGCGATGATCGCGTCCTGAATGGCAGGGTCTGGATAGACGCGGACCGTCACCATCGGCAGACCGCCGCTGTACGAAACGAAATCCAGCCATTTGCGCCCACTGACCAGCAGGCCGGTTTGCGCCTGAAGCGCGTATTCAGCCGGCATCTCGCCGGAAATGATTGTCTCGACCTGGTACTTCTGCCGGCGCGACTTGCACTCGATCAGCCCATCATCGCCAACCAGTCCGTCTGGCGAGTAGCCGAGGGTGAAGCCCCATCGGTTGCTGGTGATGAAGCCGCACTCGACAACCGGCGCGTACCGCTCGGCGTAGAGGATGCGCGCCTCAACCTCATCCTCGCGTCCGCGCAGCATGTCGTCGCTGACATAGTGCGGCTCGACGTGGCCCGTGATGCGCTGCGCCAAAAGCTCGTAGAGGTGAGCGCGCTCCTTGTCGTTGCTCGCGACCTTGAGCGTCGGCGTGAGAATCAGCTTCATCTCGCTGGCGGTCAGCAGGCCGCACCGCGCAGCAAGCCACTCATCAGACCCTTGGATGAGGTCGTCGTGATAGGTAATCACCAGCCTGTCCCTTCCCTATACGGCGTGCATTCCCCGAACAGCACGGCTTGCCCCTCGCGCCGCCCATCGAGGACGAACTGCTCTGCGGCGGCGCATGACCGCGCTATGACGTGACCCGGCTCGGCCGCGTGGTCGTCGTCTGTTCGGTAGATGATGAACAGCAGCAGCCATGCGTGGACCGTCATGCTCGCACAGCGAAGAGATCGGCGGTTGCTGGTGATATGCATTGCGGCGAAAACCAAAGCGTTTCGCGATGGCTGTTGGCACGCCCGCGACCGTCGCCTTGGCTGCCGTATCCACCGCTGGCCTTCCATCGCATTGCCCGCCAGGATGCCGGGAACACATGCTCGCCGTCGTATCCAGCGAACACGATACGAAAGCGCGCATCGGTGGCGGCTGTAATGGCCCAATCGCGGGCCACCGCCGCAATCTTCAGATCATCCTGAGCGTAGATGCCCTTGGTGCGATCAGCGCCGTCGCCATACGGAGGATCGAGGAATACGCCCGTTATCCCGTGGCCGACCGTGACGCTTTCGCCAGTGACGCGCTGCCAATCGCCAGACGCGACACGGACGCGCCGCAGCCTCACGGCAATGGCGGCTAGATAGTCCGCGATCCCCTGGCCCGCGCTGCCCAGGTGCGGCAGCTTCCGGTTGATCCCCTGGCCCGCGTTGCCCAGGTGCGGCCGCTTCCGGTTGATCCCCTGGCCCGCGCTGCCCAGGTGCGGCAGCTGCCGGTTGATCCACTCCGCGCCATCCCATTGCCACGGACCCTCGCCAGAGCACCAACCGCCGCCGATCCACGCACAAGCGCCCCACAGCCACCAGCCCGCGACCTGCGTGTCATAGTGCGCTGGATCGCCTTCGCATCGGGCAATACGCTGCGCTCCTTCCGTCATCAGCCAATAGTGGCGGCTTGCAAGATCAGCCTCGTTCACCGGCCAGTCTGCATATCCAGCCACCGCGTCTGGATCGGCTTGCACGGCCCGCCAAAAGTTAGCCAGAAACGAGTCCTTGTCGTTTACCGTCTCGACCTGTGCCGCGTGCGGGCGGCTGAGCAGAACGGCGCCTGAACCGAAAAACGGCTCGACGTAGTTTTGCACATCGCCAAGAGCATCCCACACATCGGACGCGACGGCGCGCTTACCGCCGAACCAGGGGAAGGGCGCTTTCATGTTGCCACCGTTCGCAGCCATGCGTGGACCGTCATGCCGCCCTCCGCCGCGCCGGCAGACGGGACCACCATGATTGATGCTCAACCTGATGGCTGTTGCCCTGGCGCCCCAGCATCGCTCCGGGCCGAGGGCGGGTGACGTGCGCGACCCAGCGGGCTGCGATTTGAATCAGGCAGCGCATCAGGCGGCCACAGGATCGGGGTGGTGCGGCATCTGGTCGGCGGCGTGATGGACGGCATCAGCAGGCGGAGGTGGGTAAATGTCCGGTCGCAACTCGTGCCGCGACACGCCAGAAAGTGTCTCGATCTCAAGCACTCTTCGGACAGGAAGACAGCTTCTGAGCCAGAAGGCTGGCGCCGTCTTGTGTACGGCCAGCGCGGCTGAAACTGCGCCGGTGCCGCCGGCCTGCTGGATGGCGCGGCGCAAGGCCGCTTTCTCGGGGGTGTCTGTCATGTCGCTGCGGAAGGTAGAGAAATTCTCACCGACATGCAAGCGGGATCGTAGGTCGATGCTCTGCGGAAACTCAGAGGTGCCTTCTCTACGCTTTCACGCCATGGAAAAGTCGCTTCACAAGCAGCAGGTCGGCGAGCGAATCGCCATCATCCGCACAGGCCTCGGCATGTCGCAGAAGGCCATGGCTGACCGCTACGGCATGGCTGACAAGTCACAGATATCAAACTACGAGCGGGGCCTGAACTATCCCGACCCGTTTTTTGTGTACCAGCTATGGGAAACAGAAGGAATCACGGCCGACTTTATCTACCTCGGTACGAGCCGAAACCTCCCCTTCTGGTTGGTGGAGCGTTTTCGACCGGAGGCAGCGGAAAAAGGCGGGGGTTTTTTACACAAAAGTAAAACTTAGATTTGTCTGCGGGGGGGGGGTGTTGCATCCGGTTCAGGCGGGCGGGCCGGCCGGCTTAGGTTATCAATCGAGGTTGCGCCACTCCGCATGGCCTGGCACCCAGGGCGCGCGATTATCGCCAGGTGTAGAGATTTTCTCGTTGTAAGGCGGCGAGATTTCATCTACCTTCCTTCTCGTTCGCCGCGGCCTTCCGCCCGGCGCGAGGAGACCCTGCTTCCATGGACACCACCACCCCAACCGCGTCGGCGCCGCCGCATCCATTTGTAGGCCGCTACGTGATCCTGCGTTGTTTTGGCGCAGGCGTGCATGCCGGCGTGCTGGTCAGTCAGACCGGCGACCAGGCGATCCTCCGCGATAGTCGCCGCCTGTGGAGCTGGCACGCGGCGGGCGGCATCGCGCTCTCCGGTTGCGCTGTGCACGGCATCGTCGCCAGCAAGTCCAAACTGGACTCGCGGCTGCGCGATATTGCGCTGACTGGCGTAATCGAAACGATCCCCTGCACAGACCAGGCGCGGAAGACGATCAATGCGTGCTGACATTGACGGCTACGGCGCCGGCGACGGCGACGGCTCCGGCGACGGCGACGGTTACGGCGCCGGCTACGGCGACGGCTACGGCGCCGGCGACGGCTACGGCTACGGCGCCGGCGCCGGCGACGGCTACGGCGCCGGCGCCGGCTACGGCTCCGGAGCCGGCGCCGGCTACGGCTACGGCTACGGCGACGGTTACGGCGCCGGCTACGGCGACGGTTACGGCGCCGGCTACGGCGCCGGCGCCGGCTACGGTTACGGCGACGGCTACGGCTCTGAGGAGGCGAACTGATGGCCACTCCAACCACGTCATGCCCGCCCGGCTATGACGCGCATGCCGCGATGCAAACCGGCTTGGCTGAACGCCTCGCATCTCCCGCGCTCATTGTCCCCACGATTGATGACCGCTTCGAGGCGCTGATCCAGTGCTACGCGCGGGAGATTGGCGCCCGCGCAGTGGCCGGCGATCTGCCCAGCATGGAGCGGGCGCAGCGGTTCCACCGTCAACTGGCGCAGGTGCGGGACCACTGGCGCAGCGGCAATGACAGCCCGGTTCGGGCTCCGCGGCGGGCGGTCGCCGTCCCGGTCGAGGTCGTCGCCGTCCCGGCCGAAGTCGTGGCGTACTCGTGATGGGCGGATTCTCAGGCAATCCCACCGAAGCGCGGCGGTGCGCTCCGTGAGCGGCGTATCGCCCGACGATGATCGCGGCGTCTGGTCGCTCGGCGTGGTGACGACGGTTGCGCTGTGCGCGCTGGCCGGATGCCTGTTCGGCGCAACGCTGCTGCGGTTCGCGGTGTGGGTCGTGGTCGTGCTGATGGTGGCGGGAGGCGCGCTGTGACCCCCATCAAGTGCGCCTACTGCGGCAGCCAGCTTGTCCGCACCTGCGTACTGGACCGTTGGCGGGTCGAAGCCCACCACCGCTTCACCCGCGACCACATCATGCCGAAGCCGTGGCGGGTTCCAATGCCTGCGTCGGTCAGGACAACGCGCCTCGCGTGCGAGGCATGTAACGAGCTTCGGGGCATCCTCGGACATTGCCCCGCAATGATGTCGATCGCGCGTGCCCTCGCAGATCGTTTCCGATTTGGCAGCCGCATGGAAGCGGCAAGGCGGCTTTTGCTGCCC